CAACGCTACAACATGACAGCGTAATAAGAGCAACACATTAAGAATCCTTAGGGTTTAGTAGCCCTAGCCCTAAGGAGCTATTGCAAAGGAGTAGAGATGGCCGCAACATACGTAACCGTAGCCCAGCTTAGAAGTAATCTGGGAATAGGGTCGCTCTACTCCGATGCCGATTTAGAATCTATTTGTCAGACATCAGAAGACCTACTTAACTCATACCTTTGGTTTAATAACGCACCAGTAGTCGGTGCAAGCATAAGCAATAACGTTGCCAGTGTTGTTCTTGCTAATCCTGGCATATTTGTAACTGGTCAAAGCATAACTATTAGCGCATCAGGTTCTGGTGTTTATAACGGCACACATACTCTTACAGGCGCATATCCTGGCTCAACAGTACCGGCATCATTAGGTACAGCATTCTGGAGTACATACGCATTCAGTAATTACCCAAGTGGTTATTCAATTATACAATTTGCTAAAGTAAATGCCGATGATCCATTCCATCGTATTTTGCCATACGGTCTCGCTACTGGACCTGGCTACAAGACAGCTGCATACAATTTAGTACCAGCCGTAAATCAGGCAGCCATGATTATTGCCGTGGACTGCTTCCAAGCACGTCAGGTGTCTCAGAACGGTGGCAACGGTATGGATGGCATGAGCCCTAACCGATATGCTATGGGCTACCAGCTTATAAATAGAGTGAGAGGTCTCATCGCACCGTACTCTAGCCCAAATACAATGGTCGGCTAATGCCAGCAGCAATTACTACTCTTAGATCTACACTTGCAACTGATCTAACTAATACTGGTGTATGGAATACCTTTAGTTTTCCTCCAGCAACTTTAATCCCAAATAGCGTAGTCGTAACTGTTGGAGATCCCTACCTTGTGCCATCTAATAATGACTACACATCTATTGCACCACTAGCTAATTTTAAAATTGTAATCTGCGTACCTGCCCTAGACAATCAGGGTAACCTTGCCGGTATAGAAGACTTTATTGTCGCTGTTGTGACTAAACTAAACGCATCATCTTTGGTGCTTAATATATCAAGTGTCTCTGCTCCAGCTATCACTAGTGTGGCAAGTGGAGATTTATTAACTGCAGAAATAACTGTATCAATACTAACGAGCTGGAGCTAACATGGCACTAACAGACGAAGAGAAGGCCTTCTTAATCAAGATAGGCCAAGTAGAAAAAGCACCAACCCCTGCACCAACTAAAGAGAAAGATAAGGAGTAATAATGGCCATATTTCTAAATAATACGGCGGTAGTAACGTTCAACAGCGTAGACCTATCAGCGTATGTAACAGCTGTAACTATTAACCAGGCATTTGATGAGTTAGAAGTAACTGCGATGGGCGATACTGCACACAAGTTTGCTAAGGGATTAGAGGCATCAAGTATTACTCTAGACTTCCTTAACGATAATGCTTCAGCAACAGTAATCCCAACACTGCGTGCTGCATACGGTACAACTGTGCCAGTGACAATCAAGCAATCAAGTGGTGCAACATCTGCTACTAATCCGCTTTACAGCACTACAGTTTTAGTGAATAATCTACAAAACATTAACGGTGCTGTTGGTGATATCTCATCACAGAGCATCACATTTACTTGCAATAGCGTAGTAACTGTAACCGTAGCATAAGGAGAAATAATGGCAAAGCTAAAGATAACAAGGGCTAATGGCGAGGTAACAGAACATAAGATCACGCCAGGTGTCGAGTACGCTTTCGAATTAAAGTACGGCGCAGGAATTAGTAAAGTCCTACGTGACCACGAACGGCAGACCGAGATTTATTACTTGGCGCATGAGTGTTTACGTAGGGCTAACGTCACTGTACCTGTGTTTGGTGTCGAGTTTATTGACAGCCTAGAAACTGTCGAGGTATTAGACGAACCAAAAAAATAGCACAGCGTAATTCTACTCTTTACTCTATCGCTGCGTTAAGCGTAGAAACTGGAATTGCGCCAAGTGAGTTTATTAACATGGACTCAGAGATGTTTTCAGCAATTATTCAGGTCTTAAACGATAGAGCGAAGGAGATTAAAAATGCCAGTAAACGTAACAGGCGTTAAACAACTCATAGCTGCTATGGATGCTGTAGACAAGAATCTTAACAAACAAATGCAGGCCGAGATTAAAGCCGTAATGATTCCTATAAGGGATAAGGCTAAAAGTTACATGCCGGCTAACGATGATGTGTTATCTGGCTGGAATAAGATCAATGTTACAGCTGACCAAAACTATCGTGCATTCCCATTTTACAATCAAGATATAGCACGTAACGGTATCTATTATTCTAAGGGCTCAACTAAGGCTAACAAATCAGGATTCTCAATGATTAACTTTATAGCCAATAGATCTGCATCCGGTGCAATTTTTGAAACAGCAGGACGTAAACAAGCAGGTAAACAAGGTGAGTCATTAAACCCAGATGCTGGTATTCAATTTAATCAATCTGCACAGAATCTAAGTCAATTAAAAGGATCTGGCATGGAACGTGGTCGAGCAATCTATCGTGCATGGTATGAAGATCAAGGTAAAGTCTATGGCGCTGTATTAGAAGCCATTACTAAGACAGCCAATGCTTTTAACTCTGGCAAATTAAACAAGGCAGCATAATGGCAAAACCTCCATCATTAGTCGCCGCAGCCTTAGCCACCTGGAATGGTAAAGCATTAACTAAAGGTAAGAAAGACATATCATCATTTGATAAAAGTGTTAAGAGTTTAGGTCGTACCTTTGGCACAGTCTTTGGCGCAGCAGCTTTAGTATCATTCTCTAAAAAGGCAGTAAAGGCTTTTGCAGATGATCAGGCTGCAGCAAAACGTTTAGAAGTACAGCTAAAAAATACCGGCTTTGCTTTTGCAACTCCCTATGTAGAAGGTTACATTGCTAATCTACAGAAACTAACTGGCGTATTAGATGATGATTTAAGACCAGCATTTCAATCTTTGCTCACAGCTACCTCATCAATTACTTTAAGCCAAGAAGCGTTAAATGTCGCTTTAGATACATCTGCTGCAACCGGTAAATCATTAGGAGAAGTTACTAGCGCAATAGTTAAAGGTTATAACGGACAGACTAAGAGTTTAAGAACTCTAGGAGTTGCTCTATCTAAGAATGCATTAAAAACTGGCAACATGGAATTGGCATTAAAGGAATTACAAAAAGCATACTCGGGACAAGCTGCTGCAAGATTAACAACTTATGCAGGCAAAATAGATTTATTAAAAGTAGCTGCTGCCGATGCTACAGAGATAATTGGTAAAGGTCTAGTAGATGCTTTAACTACTTTAGGTAAAGATAAGTCAATAGAAAATGCTGCAGATTCTATGAATAGTTTCGCTTTGGCTATTGCTGATACAGTTAAAGGTTTAGGATTATTAGTAGGTGAAGTAAAGAAATTTGCAGAGACTGACATAGGTAAACTATTAGCAGGTCTGGCGTTCCTTGTATTTGGATCAAAGAAATTACTTATTGGTGGCGCACTGGCTTTAATTGCTAATGATATTGGTAGAAGCAATCCAAGCGCACAACCTAACGTAGGTGGCTATTCAGGTATACCATCCGTGCAAGAAAGAATTAGAAAGCAAGAGTTTGATGCACGTAAGAAGTTAATAGATGCATTAAAGGCAGAAGAAGCATTAAAGAAGCTTAAAGACAAATACGATCTTGAACGAGTAGGTTTAATGGCTGCTCTCAATGCTGCTACCGATGAAGAAACAAAATTAAGAATTGCAGAGAAGTTAGCAATCCTAGATGGTAATGCTGCTATGGCTGAAAAGTATTTATTACAAGATGCTGAAAATAAAGCAATAGTAAGCGTGACTGATTCTTTAATTATACTAGCAGGTGCAGCAATGGATTCAGCAGCTAAGTTTGCACAGATCAATCCTTTTGCCGGCACTATGTTTGGCGAGACAGGCAGAAGTCCATCCTCAGGTTCTGTATCTTCATCAACTTCATTCCCATCAATATCACCAACATTATATTCAGGTACATCTCAAGTAACTAATCCTTTTGCAGGAACATATTATGGCGAGACTGGTAGAGATCCTATGCCAATACAAATCACTATAGACACAGCTCAAAGTGGTGATAGGTTTGCGCAACTAATAGCAGAAAGTATTCAAGTTGCTAACCGTAGTGGATATAGCACTGCCGCTAACGGACAGTTACCATAATGGCAGTACCAGTAATAAATGCAATAATTAACTTTAGCACTGGACCCACTTTTGGTCAGGCGATGATTATTGACCAGGGTATTTTGGGTACTAACATATTAGCAGATTCAGCAGCTGTAATTGTAGATGTTTCTAGCCAGGTAAATCGTATTGAGACTAACCGAGGCCGTACTGCATTATCAGATCAATTTCAAACAGGATCACTTACTTTACGCATTGTAGATCAAAATGGCGACTTTAATCCACAGAATGTAAGCGGGCCATATTACAATTTATTAACACCCATGAAAAAGGTGCAGATTACTGCAACCTATGGCA